AAAACCTTGCTGTCTATCCAAGCTCAAGCTGGAACACTTGAGTTTGATTATTTTATCAAGTATTTTCAGGATGCTCATCTCTTCTCAGATTTTTCAGTAGGCGAATTCTATATTCTACAAATGCACTTAGAGATGGTTCGTAAGATTCTTTCTCAAGAAGGTTCATGGGATGTATTAAATAATAGAATCTTACAACTAACTCCCACTCCTGTCGTCGATGATTACTGCATCCTTGAGTATAGAGCTTTAGATGCAAACACAATTCACCCTGCATACAAATCTTGGATAAAACGTTTTGCTTTAGCTTGTGCTAAAGAAATACTAGGTCAGATTAGAAGTAAGTTTAAATCTCTGCCTGGTCCGGGCGGTGGCGCTCAACTAAATGGAGATGCCCTTATAGAACAAGCTACTAAAGAAAAAGAGATGTTATTAGAAGAGTTATTAAAAGAACTCGAAGAGCCTCCAATGATTACGACTTTCTAAGATGAAAAACAATCTTAATATAGTAAGTTTATCTAAACAAGAACTGCTAAACGAGTTAGATAATAACTCTAATCACAATTTTCTTTTTTATGATCATTTATATAAAGAACTAATTAATAGAAGTAGAAATGAAAAACAAATTTCAGGAACCTATAAGGATATTTTAAAATTTTTAATTACTACATTTAGTAAATTAGTTTATAGAGACGATCAAGAAGATATAAAAGAGATACCGTGCTGGCACGGAAATCCCGAGAGAGTAGTTGCTAGATTAAAGCAAGACTCATTAATAATTTTACCAGTAGCGTCGATCATTAGAATTTCTGATTCTGATTCTAATCAAAGAAGAAGACATGATAGATTAATTGAATTTGATAATTACTTTGATAAAACTAAAAACAGATCTATTCGAGTAGCTAGTTTAGCACCAACTCCAACCAACATATCCTATAAATTAAGTCTTTGGACAAAATATCATGAAGACATGGATCAACTCGCTGAACAAGTAAAAAGAATCTTTAACCCTCATTTAACACTAAAAACAAAAGAAGACCGTCACAGTCCTGTCTTCCTTGTTCAAGAAAGTTCAAATATAGATGTCACCATATCTGATGGAAAAGATAGACTAATTAGAAGATCTTTCATGCTTTCAGTTGAGACCTACATCCCAAATCCAAAGTTTATGATTACAAACTCAGGAGAGATTAAAGAATTTAATTTAGATGTTTTACTCTAAGGAAAATTATTTTATTTGGTTATTTTTTTGTCAATGTATTCTAAATATATTTTAGAGGAGTCACAATGGTTAGATTGATAAATTTATCCCTACAAGGGTTTAATATATTTTTAAAAACTCCAACTGGACCAAGTTCTTTTTGGTTAATTCCGAAAGAGACAGTTATGATACAAGAAAGTAATGTATCAGATCAAATTAAAAGAATGGTCAAAAGACGACTATTAAAACTAGAGAGAGTGTAATATGGTTTCAATCTTAAGCCCAGGCGTATATTTGGTTGAAAAGGATGTTTCAAACTATCCTCCATCAATCGGAACCACCACTGTTGGTATTGTTGGCTTCGCAACAAAAGGTCCCACTAATAAAGCTACCTTAGTTACCAGCCAAGACAACTTAGTTGATCAATTCGGATATCCTCAATCCACGATGGAAGGCCAAGGATTGGTTGGAGCTTTAGAACTGTTAGAGATTACTAACAGCCTCTATTATGTCCGAGTTGCAGCCAGTGACGCAAAGAATGCTTCAGCAACTATAAATATCGGATCATGCCCAGCTTTCGCAGTTTCCTCAGCAGGCATTGGCGTAGCAAGTGGTGCAGTTTTCAAAGTTCAAGTAACAGACCACACAGGTAAAGCAGGATTCTCAGAAATTAAAACCTACACCGTTCCTGCTGGAACTGCCGCTACGCAGCAGGAAGCTCTGGCTAGAGTATTTGGAACTGACATTGATACACTTAAAGTTACCGCGCAGTTCCCTTACACATTAACAGAAGCAGGAGATATTAATCCAGCTAACTCTACGTCAACAAGAACTCTTAACGGTGAATCGGTAACAGTTACCGCAGCAGGATTTATTGTAGGGACTTATGCAGGATCTGGGGCCTCGATATCAGTTAGTGCTTTCGCTAATGGCTTTGGCAGTCTTGCTAATGATGCTCCTCTTAGTGGTATAGTGATGCCTCTAAGTGCTGTTAATGGTGATGCTTTCAACTTTGCTTATGCTACTGATACGAACATGGGCGGAGCTGAATTCAGCGCATATACTGGAGGCGTCATTAGTGGTATTACCTATAGCAACCTTGCTTACCAAGTTGAAAGCCTTTGGCCGGGCACTGGGTATAACCTAGGCGTTAATGAGGATAAGACGATCAGAGGAACTAGTGTAGAAGTAGATGCTTTTGGCGGTCCACAAGTAAAACTTATTGTAAATGACTCAGGCGGTGCCGCAGAAACTTACAGAGTAAGTTTCAAAGATGGTGACTATTACATTACTGATGTAATTAATATGACAGATCAAAATGCTGTTTCTGATTACATTAAGGCATACATCACCTCGGGTGGCGCAATTGTCTCTTCTCCTGGTAAGCTAACTTACCACACGGATAACGTTGGTTTAATAGTCACTGGGACTTTCGGTATTGGAGCGGGTCAGAATACTGATGCAGCTCTTAGTGGTCTGTTTGTTAAGCTTGTCGAAGGCACCAAGGCTCTTGCAGGCGGAACCGATGGAGATTCTAAAACTGGCGCAGATCTAGACGCTGTGTTCATCGGAGACTCCGCAGCAAAGACCGGTATCTACGCTTTAGATGATGACCTCCTCAACCTGACTCTAGCACTAGTCCCAGGCTACCATAGTCAAGATGTTCAGAATGCTCTGGTAACTCTAGCAGAAACTACCACAAACTTCATGGCAGTTCTTTCTCCGCCAATAGGTTTAAACTCTGTTCAACAGGCTATTGATTGGTCAAACGGTTTCTCTGATGAGAGAACTGCTCCACTCAATAGTTCATATGCAGCTCTTTACTGGCCTCACGTTCAGGTCTTCGTTCCTTCCTTTGCTAAGGAGGATTGGTTGGACGCAGCAATCTATGGGGCACGTCAGATCCTGTTCACTGCCACAACCAGTGAGCTTTGGTATGCTCCAGCAGGTTTTGTGAGAGGTCGTCTTACCAAGCCAAATGATGTTGAAGTAAGATTAGGTCAAGGCGAACGTGATGCAATGTATAGTGGTGGTAATGCGATTAACCCAATCGTAAACTTCCCACGTCAAGGTATTACAATCTTCGGACAAAGAACTGCTCAAAGAAACCCAACGGCTCTTGATAGAATCAATGTTAGACTTCTAGCAATCTTTATCAAGAAACAACTTCTAGCATCAGTTCAAAACTTCTTGTTCGAACCAAATGATCCTATTTTATGGGATGAAATTTCTACTGTTGTAAATAGCATCTTGTCACCAATTAAGGCTGCAAGAGGGTTAAACGCTTACAATGTTAAGTGTGACGAAACGACTAACACACCTGCTCGTCGAGAGAGAGGAGAACTTTGGTGTAAAGTTATCATTCAACCTACGAAAGCTGCTGAAGCAATCGTGTTTGAATTAAACGTGGCATCACAATCAGCCACAATCAACTGATAGAGGAAAATTATCATGGCAGTAAATAGTTTATTTAATTCAGACTTCAGAATAAACGGAGTTGACCCAGATATCAATAAAGCAAACAGAGATATCCCTTTTCTTTCAACTTCTTTAGATTCTATCAGAGTTTATAACTTTGAGATCAGAATTTCAAACCCCAGTGTTAGACCGAAGGGCTTAGTGCTAGCAGCCAAGAAAGTTTCTTCTTCAGGACACAAGGTAGAAAATATCGCCGTCAGAAGACTTAACGATACTTTCTACTACCCAGGCGGGGCAGACAGCGATGAGCTAACTATCACCTTTGATCACTTAGCTAATTCATTTGCAATAAATGATCTGTATAGTTGGTTTAAAGCCTGCACTTACAACCCTGAAAATGGTATCGTAGCAGCGTCTACCAACACTAAAGCATCTATTTTAGATGTATTATACTTAGGTAATGACAGAAGCGTTCTAAAGGCAGTAAGTTATCACGGAGCATACCCAATGTCATTCAAGCCCGCAGAATCAAACTATAATACTAATAACGAGTTCCATACTTTTGAAGTTGGTTTTAGATATGACTTCATGACCTACTATGGAACAGGCGGTGGAAGACAAAGCATCTCCGGAGTAAGGGGTGGCGCATCCTTACCAGGCGGTGATATTGCCCCTCCTCCTGGGACGTGATCTAAAATAACTTAAACACTTTCTTAAAACCCGCCTATAAATACTATAGGCGGGTTTTTTCGTATCATGAACTACTTCTTCGAACTTCTGGATTCCTATAAGCATCGCGGTTGCTGCGTTACTCGTATTGACGAAGCAGCTAAAAAAGATCCTAACTTCACCAAGAGAATCACACAAGTTAGCCAATATCTTGCTTCGGTATCCATAAATGCCCCAGACATGAAAATTGGTGGCACTCAACCTAAACCGGTTAGAACTCCTGGGGGTCAGTATAATACTACAACCAGTAAGCAAGACACAGTATATGTTACAGATATATTAAATACACGAGAAAGCATTCGACATGATATTTCTGGTAGAATATTTAAGCCTACAGATCGAAAAAAACTAAAAGCTATAGCGACTATGATTCTAGGTCCAGATGGAACAGAAACACAACAAAAACAAAAACAAAAAAAAGCAAAAACTCCAAAACAGACTTTACCAAACTTTGATCCAGAAAAAGCAAGAGAAGAAGCTGCAAAAAATA